CGTAGCCGTTTACGCAGGCGCTTATGAATTAGTGAGGTGGAAGAACGACTTATTTCTAAAATTGATGGGATTGAACTCAGGTAGATGGTTTACGTTGATGATGAACAGTGTCGTGAATAGTTGGTTAATGAGAGTTGCTTTTATTAGATTGAGTCTGCCGGTCTTGAGATTTAAAGAGTTTGTTAGATGTGCAACTGTGGGAGATGATAATATCAGTTCTGTTAGCCAGGAAGTTTCTGACCAATTCAATTTGGTTGTTCTGCAGAAGATATATAGAGGGTTTGGTTATATTTGCACTGATGCCAGCAAGTCAGCTGAGGTGCGCCCTTTTATACAAATCAGTGAAGCTACTTTTGTCAAGCGGAAGTTTTTCGTGAATGATGATAGTGAACTGAAAATTACTGCTCCGTTAGATACGAATTCGATCTTAAAAGCTTTGATGTTCGAATCGAAAGAAAGTGGTGTGTCTCCTATTCAGAGGCTTTATCAAGTCGGAGAGAGCGCTCAGAGAGAGATGTTTCTTCATGGTGAGAAGGAATTTGTTGTTTTTCAAGAATGGCTTGTCTCCATTTATAAGAAGCATAGGTTGGATGATTTGAAGATCTTGAGCTATGCTGAACTTAAGAGAGACTACTTAGAGAAGAGGTTTGTCACTGAGATGTAAAGGTCTCGTCGGAACGTTGAACTATGTTTCGGCGGGCACGCGCTTTTATAGCTTTTGTGACTCGCGTGACCTCGGATGTCCCTAAACTCAACGAAATTGAATATATGTACGCTATTGACCTTAAGAATTTTGTGTATTATATTGGTCTGATAGGGCCCTGATTCAATTATGACTATATACACTACCCAAGAATAGTTAGGGAGCTGTTCTTGTTGTAAATTACCCTACTGAATTTAATAATAATGACAATAAAGGTGGTGACCTTATTAAAATCACTGAAGGTTCGAATTTGGTCGAGACGAACCTTGAAGTCGCAGCTAGTCCACAAAGATCTTTAACCTTGCGTAGCACGGAAGAAGATTATCGTAGCTTTCTGCGAAGACCAGCTAGATTGGTGCACCAAACTATAACTTCTGCTACTTCTGGTACAACAATTATAACTGATGATTTGATAGCATCTATGTTTAATTCGTCGGTCACTTCTGTTTCTTTACTCAAGAAGTTTAGTAACTTTATGTCCGTCGAAGCTGACATCGTGTTATCTTTTGTCACTCAAGGGCAACCTTTTGCATCTGGTAAGGTTGTCTACAGTGCTTGTCCTTTACCGAGATTTGAGATCGGTACTGTTGCAAGCGTGACTGATTTTCCTGAATTGAACGACTATCAGTGGCCTACGTTGCCACACGTCGATTTGGATCCTGGAGCCACCACCACTCATGAATTACGGCTTCCTAACTGTTCTCCAACAGGCAGGTATACCGTTAAATCTACAGAAGAAATGGGTTCATATCAGTTGAGACGTACGATAGTCAATAGCCTCATTTCTGGAACTTCAGTTGCTCCTACATTTAGTGTCTGTGTTTATATGTGGTTGGAGAATGTTAGGTTTAGTGGTGTCACTTTCACTACTTTGTCGTCGAATGTTTTGGTGGAAGAGAAGAGACCTGGCGGTCTTTTGTCTCAAATGTTCGAAGGTATTTCAAAAACTACTATGTCTATGCGACCCATTTTTCCTGCTGCAAATGTGGAATTAACTTTATTTTCTCAATTGGCCTCATCTGCAGGTCAAGCTCTTTCATATTTTGGTTATTCCAAGCCCCAACAGTTAGAGAACCGAGCTGAGGTTCTTAACAGACACGTCGATAATTGGAGCCATGTGGACGGAGTTTCCACAGCTCTTATTTTAGGGGATACCCAGGCTCCTAAACTCAGTATAAATCCTATGTTAGCATGTGGTCCTCCTGACGACATGCTTATTTCCCATATATGTTCTAAACCCGGTATAGCTGGTACACTACCTATTACTCCTGCTACCGCTGCTGGAACTTTGGCGTGGTCTATTTATCTGTCTCCTGCCACTTGTGCGGGTTCGTCAGTGCAATTTACGCCTACACCTCTAGCTGGTACCGCTGCGTGTTTCGAATATTGGGCTGGTGATTTGAGTGTAACTCTTGAAATCATTGCCACTATTTTTCATAGGCTGACATTGATGGTAGCTTGGGAGCCAGATATTAATGCCGCTCTTCCGACAACCATTAACGATGCTTTTTCTTTGCAACATACTCTTATAGAAGTCTCTGGCAGAACTAAAACCACTGTTACTTGTCCCATGACTACTCATGATCTTCTTCTTCGAGTTCCTGAGTTTACTGGCAATGCTTTTGTCACTGACCCAAATAGAGATTCAACATTAGGAAAGTTGTACATCTACGTAGTTAACCCTCTTACATCCAATGGTTCTACAGATAGTGTATCAATTAACTATTACTTTCATTCAGATAACATTCGATTTTATGGTCCTTCGACTGAGAAGATTCGAGACCTTAAGTTTCAAGTAGACGCCTTGTCGTCTAACGAAGTTGTTTTTGGCACTAAGACAGATCTTAGTAAATACGACTTTATTACTTTTGGTAGGTCGGTCAATTCGTTTAAGGAACTTGCTTCTAAGCTTTCATTAGCACAATATGAGATCGTTACTGTCACTACTACATCTCCTAATTCTTGGATCGGGTTTTCCGCTCCTTTTGTTCCAGCGAAGAAAATTGACTTAGTTACCCCTACAGGAACTGAACCATCGGTGAGTCTCCTTACTTGGGTGGGTCAAGGATTTTTAGGATACCGCGGTTCTGTTCGCTATATGTTCTTTGCTGAAGACACTTTAGCTGCTTCAGTAATAGATAGTAACTATGTGTCTTTGATCAATACTGTAACTAATGTCGCATATAATGGCAATGATGATCTTCTTCTATCTAGTAATACTTTTTACCCTTTGTTATATGACGCTAATGCCATTACAGCGTCAACTAAAGATGTATCTCCTGCCCATGATGTAGTTGTTTCATATCAACAACCATTTTCTTACGTTTCTTTTCGTAATATTTGGTCGCAGTTGAGGAACAATTTGCAGGTATATACAGCAGTTCGAACGCCTGTCGCTAATGGAGAGATAGAGATGACTCTCCTTAATGGAGCGGGCGATGATGCCACCTTTATTTGGTTTTTAGGGTGGCCTCCTGTAAGATATTAAAAACCTTTGGGAAGATTACTTTCCTATGCCCTAACGTAGGACGACGTTTAGGCCTTTCTTTAACAATTTTGAAGTTTATGTAGGCCTTCGGGCG